ACTATCTTGCTGAAAATATCATCACTCCAAGTATGAATAGGAACTGCATTTCCCCTACTACGTATTAAATCAAATAACCACTTAACCAACCTCTCTCTCTTCATCTGTTGTATCACTATCCTGATACACATTGAAAATATCTCGACCATTTTTTATAGCAAACTCATCAAACGCATCTGTATAATTATTTGACATTAACATATATTAAAAGGCTTTCTTTAGTACAAACATACTAACTACTTCATTATCTAAAGCTACCCCATCAGGACTTAACCTCATAGTTGCTACATCATACCCAGCTAAAGTACTGATAATTTGTTTAAATGCATTAGCACTTAAACTTATCTTACCTATATCGAATATTCCATCTAAATTAACTGTATCTAATTTGATACTAGAATTACCTCTCCTAGAAACAATCTCAACATTAGCACAATCACCAAAAGAAACATTAATATCACCTGTAGTCTCAGGTAAACCACAAGCCAATTCAACAATCTTTCTTAAATGTTCTAATGAAACATCACATTTATTATCTACTACCATTCTACCATATACAGATTGTTGAACTGAATCATCTTCTAATTTAAATGCTTCTGTTTTAAACACAAAATTAGAACCCCTGTATAAATCACCACTATTATTAAAGCCAACAATATCAGTATTATCTGAATTTAATAACATCACAAGTAACTTACAATCAGCTAAATGTAATCTAAACCCACTACCAAAGCTATCATCACATCTAAGTTTAGCCATACTGTTAAAAGACTCAACTGTAATAGTATTATTACAGAATGATAAGTACCTACTTCTACCACCAGCTGCCTGAGAATAGTTATATAATCTCTTAATATAACCAATCATATTTTCTCTATTTACACTATTCTCTAAAATATCATTATACTCATGATTGAATCTAGACTCATCAGCTTTATAGTTATCTACATGAACCTCACCACCATGAACAGCAACAGTATATTCTTTTTCACCATTATCATTCACACGTTCAATTAAGGTAAAAACATCATCACAAAGTCTGACAATCCTACTTAATGATAAAACATTTAAACAAATAAAACCCTCAATATGATTAGTATCATTTAAAGCCTTAACATACCTTGTAATACTTCTCTTGTTATCAGACAACATAAACTTAACATTACCATCAACAACCTTAAAAGCAACAAGTTTTCCCTCAAAAGAGTTTTCCCCACAAGACTTTAATGTATTTGAAATATTAATGATAACATTAATATCCCTAATAGGTAAAGATATATGTACCTCATCACTAAAAGTATCTACAAAATTATCTGTACTACCTTCAGATGAATTATCGTCCAACCCTAAGACACTATCTAATTCATTAACATCTTCCATTAAACCTAACTCATTATCAATCATCTTAATGTACCTCGCTAACTTTTATCTTTTTATTACCAACTTTTACACGATTATAACACTCTTCTGCTTTTTCTCGTGTAATCATACCTTCTTTAAGTAACTCTGTGTAATGTTTTGCTACCCATATTGGCTCATACTTAGACATTTTATCACTCCCATAAGAACTCTCTCTAGGGTGAATCCTCAGGAGATACTTATCTTCTTTAATAATATAAAAACCACAATCATTAAGAAACTCTTCTGTGTATTCTTTAATGTTATCTAACCAACTAATATTAATAGCAAATGTACCATCAATCTTTAATGCATTACAACTATTATATATTGTATTTCGATAAAACCCATCCAACCACAAATCATAGGCATTGAACTTAATATGTGATTGTGTTTCATCATCTGAATATCTTTCAATGTTAAAGTATGGTGGTGATGTAAAACTTATATCAAAATAATTCTCATATTGAGGATAATTCTCTATTGTGAAATCCTCAGAACCTATCTTATTGACATATGCTTTCTTATTAATCTCAAATCTCATCCGCATGAAATCAATAAACTTATTACAACTATCTGCGGTATTTGGGTCTATCCCTACATACTCATATGTATTTTTAGCTGTGAAAAACCCCAATAACCTACCACCAAATCCACTTGATGTATCTAACACTTTACAATTATCTTTTCCATATACCTCATAAAGAGCCTTAGCTGTTGCTGGTCTAAAATTATAACACCTACTAGAACCCCTAAAAGACATCATTTTGAACATCTCTAAAGGGCTGGTACAATACTTTAGGAAAGTCCTACAATACCCAATCAACCTCTTATCTTCCTTAAAGAAGTCTCTATGACTCACTTTGCCACCCTTTACAACATCTAAAATTTCTGGGAAGAATTGTGTTAATATATTAGCACCAATGTTGTTAAGGCTAGAAGAACCATCTTGATATATCAAATATGTATCTAAATCACATAAGCTAGACACTATCTTGCTGAAAATATCATCACTCCAAGTATGAATAGGAACTGCATTTCCCCTACTACGTATTAAATCAAATAACCACTTAACCAACCTCTCTCTC